GGACTCACCTATAGGAAGGAATGAGGATGCCTAGTTGCACGCCCGGGTGTGACAACGTCCACCACCATCGGTCCGGTTGATTTATCCCGCGATGGTCAAGTCAGGAGGTGGCTTGTGAGTGATCAATTGGGTGTCTCAAAAATCCGCAAGCTTTGGGCAGTCACAGTAGCTGGCCCAGGCTGCGCGATGTATGGTGTGCATAATAATGATAAGAGCAATTTGCTGCGCGGGGTGTATGAGAGGGTCCTCTATCGTATCGTCGATGGGGTTGCACGCCTCCCTCCTAGCCCTGCGGTGGGAGTATTTGACAGAGAGTTAGGCAACGTCCGTGAACGCATTGTGCGGGAAATCCCTACATGTCGCCCCCTTACCTTGACACAAGTTGTTGAGTTGTATGAGGGCCGCAGGAAGGAGATTTACCAACGGGCGGCGCTTAGTCTAGCAGCGAGACCACTCCAAAAGAGTGACAGTTATGTCAGTACCTTCACGAAGTGCGAGAAGATTAATTTCTTTCTCAAACCGGATCCAGCACCGCGTGTGATTCAGCCACGTTCACCGCGGTTTAATGCGATGCTCGCAAGGTACCTCAAACGGCTTGAGAAGAAAGTCGTCAATGCGGTAGCCGAGGTTTGGAACGGGACGACTATCATGAAGGGTTTGAATGCGGAGGGTGCGGGTGCAGCGATGGCGCAAATATGGGCAGAGTTTGATGACCCGGTGGCAATTCCGTTGGATGCCACTAGGTTTGACCAACACGTGTCCAAACAGGCGTTAGAGTGGGAGCATTCCGTTTACCTAAAGTGTTTTGATCAACATGATCGTGCCAAACTAGGAAAACTGTTGTCAATGCAGTTGGTTAATCGAGGGTTTGGTCGTGTTGAAGATTGCAAACTTGATTATGAGGTCGAAGGACGTCGTATGAGTGGTGACATGAATACTGGGATGGGAAACTGTCTCCTTATGTGTTCCATCCTGTACGCGTTTAAGACTAAATGTCGCGTGAAGATGCGACTGGCCAACAACGGGGATGATTGTGTCATTTTCGTCGAGCGCAGAGATGTATGGGTTAAGGATAAACTGTCTGCACACATGTTGAAGTTTGGGTTTCCTGTGGAAATCGAAGAAACTGTCGATGTGCTTGAGCAGGTTTCGTTTTGCCAGACCAACCCAATATATGACGGCGAGCGGTGGATTATGATGCGTGACCCGCGGGTATGTATTGACAAGGACCTTTGTTCTGTGTTGGATCTGGGAAACCAGAAGGGAGCAAGTAAATGGGCGCATGCAATAGGAACATGTGGCCTGGCCATGACGGCTGGGCTACCGGTGATGGACGCGTTTTATACTATGCTCATACGACACGGGACGAAAGGGAGCGTGATTGATTCACCATGGATGGACAGCGGGTTTAAACGAATGGCTGCCGGCCTAGACAGGAAGGCAAACAACGTGTCAACAGCTGCCCGGGTGAGTTTCTGGCGTGCGTTTGGAATTCTTCCAGACATGCAGGTTTCCATGGAGAAGAGCTACATTGGGATGCAGCTCAACTTCTCGGCCGGGGTATCGGATTCACCATTCGCATACCACGCCTTAGTCTGGTAAGACTTTAATATACCGTGAACACAATACAAGTACTAAGTACCTAGTTGTATAGAATGACGAAGAACACTAAGAAGAAGAACGGTGGAGCTATTCCCAAGAAGAAGCCCAAAATCCAGGTTCCTAAGGCTAGGTTTGATCGTGGGATGGAAGCGTATCGTGCACTGCTTGAAGATCCGTGCGCGGCACCGATGGTACATGCCCCTTTTGCGGGTATGGGTTCATCTTACCTTGTGCGCACGGTTAATGCTTTGCAACCGTCGATCACATCAATCGCCGCGTCTGGCACTATGGATCTGTTTTTAGAGTTTACGCCTTGGAATTTGCCTGCAATGGCTTGTTTTGGTTCCGCTTATCCTGGTGGTACTATGACTGCAACCAACGGATCGTTGTCTAATTTCGTGACTTCAGCGTTGGTTAAGTCGTATCGCCCGGTTGCAGCTTGCCTGAAGTGGGTACCCTCTGGCAACATCGCCGGTAGGTCCGGAATTATTGGACTGTCATACTCTCCTGAGAAGACCACCACACCCGGCGTTGCCAATTACGGCATCAGCATGATTAGTTCAACCATGCATCAAGCACCAAATGGGTCTGAGTCCCACGAGGTTAGGTGGCTGCCATCATTTGAGGATGCCAGGTTTGGCAGTAGCGCGGAGACCAATGTGGTCGGTGCGGGATCATGTATGTTAGTCGCACTTAATGTGGACTATACCGGTAACGGTTCTGCTGGCATATGCAATGGTTTCATCGAGATGACTGTTGTTTGGGAGTGGGAGCCGGCGATTGGAACTGCCAATGTGCCTAACGGCGTTGTGCCGTCTCTCTCCACCCCGGCTAAGTTCACTCTTAATGATGTGCTTGGCTCGATTGGTGATGTTGGCAACTTTGTTGTCCACACTGCCCGACGTGCAGCAGTTGCCTATGATTGGGCCACCGGTGGCGTCCGTCGTGGCGCCAGCCTGTTGACTGGTTAGATGTTAGGTAGATCAATGGTAGGTAGGTAGATCAATGGTGAGTTTGAGCGGTTCCGCAAGATGCACTCGTGTGTAGGTGGAGATTGACTAGCGTTGAGGGGTGGTGCCCAAGAAACGTGAACGGCCGCCACCGCTTAAACAAACCATTGTGTACAGTATGAGTGGCTAGGCTGTACCACGAGAGTGGCGGTTAAAGTCCGTATATAGGTGTTGCTGGGTGAATAGCAACACGTGGTGAAACTCCATGCACCTC